TGGAATATTAAATGTTGCTGAAAGAGTTGTAGAGTTTGTCCAAGTTACTGCTACTGCTCTATAAATTTGACCTGTGCTATCGTTAATAGCTTCTACGATTGGAACTGATATAAAGTTTGTTCCATTAATTGTTACTGCTGAATTAGTGTCAGGCTCTATGAATAAAGATGTTGATGTAATAGTTGGTAAGGTAACTTGTGTTCCTGTAAGTGTAACTGAATCTGTTGCTTGATCGAATGTACCAATAGTAATCCAAGCATCATTATCTGCGTTTCTAATTTTAAGTGCATTTGAATTTGTGTCATACCACCATTGATAAGCATAAGTTGTACTAGGTTCTGTTGCACCAGAATTATTAGAGGCTATAGCAGATAAACTGTTATTATGGTCAGTTCTATAACTAGGAAATGTTTGGTTGTTTATTATGTAGTCGTGTTGTGCCATGTATTAGAATCCTTTTGCAATATAGTCAAATGTTCTTGAAACTGCTGTATCACTAGAGTTTTTAAAAGTAACATCAAAACCATTAATAGTTTTATTTTCTACTATAAAATAATCTCCTGTTGCCATATTTTCGCCTGTGATACCTACAGCATAATTAACACTTTTAAATGGATTTGTAAATGAAACAGTATAAGTTGTTGCACCTGAAGTTATATCATTTCCACTAAATATTCTATCTGGCATATCAATAGTTACAGAAACTTCACTAATTACAGGAGTTGTTTGTTGATCTCTTGATCTTAAAAATAATCTAAATTTATAATATCTTGCTGTGTAATCTCCAATTACAAAATTTTTAAATTCTGTATAAGTTGTACCATCATCAGATAAAGCTATTTCTAAATGAGCATTTGAGTTAGATGGAGAATCTCCATCAAATGAACCTGTTGCAGAATCAAATAAGCTAAAACCTCTACCATCATCAAATAATTCATTAGGGTTTTCTGCAAACTGTGTAATAGATGCTGTTACTCTTGAAGTATAAATTCCACCAATATCTATAGGTGCTGAGAATAAATATGTTCCATCTGAATTAAGATCAGTTAGTTTTAATGTATCATTTTCTAATGTTAAGTTTGTTTTAGTACCAGAAAATGTAGGGTGTTCAGATTGAGTAGTTACTGCATTAAAGTTTCCAATAGCTGAGATATTAGTTGCTATAACAGTTGCATTAACAGAGTAGTTTCCTAATTTATCAATCGCTTTAATTAAGTAACTTCCTGTTCTTGCTGGAACAGTAACACTCGTTGCTGGTCTTGATACTTTTTCTACTAATGAAACTGAGTTTTGCCATTCAGCACCACTTGTTTGTGTAGAATAACGAATTTGATAGTGCGATAAATCTACATCTGGTATTTGTTCCCATGATAAGTGAGCATCTGAATTTACAATATTACAAGCAAAGTCTTCTACATCACTAGGTGGCTCAGTACTTCCTATAATGGTTCTTTGTGCAGAAACATAAGTTGATGAAACTCCTAAAGTATTTACAGCTTTAACTCTTACATCATAAATAGCTTGTTCTTTAACATTTAAAACTCTATGAGTTAATCCTCTACCTTGTGTGTGAATAATATAATCTGAATCTGTACTTAATTTATATTCTACTTGGTAATAATCTATAAAACTGTCAGTACTTGCACCTATTGAAATATCTAAAGCAACAAGTGGAGTTTGGTTATATTCAATTAAAGTATCATCTAAAGTTAAACTTGATGGTGGTTGAACAATTAATGGATTAGGTAAGTTTGTTGTTGGAACTGTTGATGCTTGTGTTTTTGTAGCCCAAGTATAATGTGAATCTTGATGTTCAACTAAACTTAATCCAATAGTATAATCATTGTTAAAAGTAATTCCTAAAACTCTAAATGGTTTAGCAGAAAAACCTAAAGAACTATGTGTGATATTAACTATATCTCCAATATTTAATTCATACCCTTTAAAAGCTACATTTAAAGATAATCCTAAAGCCTCTCTTGATCTTCTTAAAATAACTTCTGCCATTTCTTCAGCTTGATATTGATTTGTTATTGTTGGAAATTGAAATCTACCCTCTAATAAAAAACCACCATCAGCAGTTTTCATAGTTGCGTGTTGATCTGCACTAGGCAAACCAGAATCATCTACTGGTGGAAATTGTGCTTCATTTACTTGCCATGATCTTGATGGTTCAATATATGATACAATAACTCTATTATATCTTTCGTTTTTTTGTGGAACAGCTAAAGTATAACCACCTATAATTTCATCTTCAGTTAATGTTACAGTTGCAGTTCCTGTTGTTTCAATAATTAAACTGTACTTACCTTGAGAATATGGAATATAACCTCTACAGCCTTTTATAAGTTCTCTTAAATTATCAATTAAACTTCTTGATGTATCTACTGCTGTATTACAATCAAATATATTAATATCACTTCCACCAGAATATGGTGTTACTTGGGTTTCACAAATTAATGAGGCATCATAAAAACTTTGTAAATCTATTTCTGAAGTTGATAAACCTTTTCCATATCTTGTATCTGTTAAATAATCTAAAATACACCAAGCTGGATTAGTTGAATAACTTGCAGATTGTTCTACTAGACTTGCATTATAAGTTTTAACTTTTTTACCTTGTATCTTTGCTTGTACTTTTGGAATTGATGTCCAAGCATCATTATTCCATTTAAACCTTACAGCAATATAACATAAGCCACTTAATTTATGATTACTTCCCCAACTAGATAATGTTGATAATAATGTTGATGCTGATTGACCATCTGTTCCAAAATGAGGCTCTAATCTAATTAAACTTTCTCCATCTTTATAAAAGTTAGCATCTGAACTATCTACTTCAACTGCTGTATTATCTGAAAAACTACTAGCAAATGTAACAGGTTTATCATCAACTCTTATTTCTGTTATATCGTTTATCTCTCCCTCTGCCATTACAATAACTGAATAAAGATATTGATTATCTGTTCCTGAAGTTTCTAAAAACACTCTAGTTCCACCAATAAGTCTTTCTCCATAAATTACAGGTATGTTTGCATCATTAGATTGTTTATTAACTAATAATCCTCTTTCAAAATCATCAAATTGGTTAGTTCCAAAATCTTGTATTTCAGGAACTTTTGGTCTTAATACCCATGATAAAAATAAACTAGCACCTAAACCAATTAAAGGATTACCACCAAATAATTTTGTTATTGGTTTTACAATAGGAATTATCTTATCTACTACTCCACCCATTATTTATGAAACTCCCTTTTATATTTACTAGATATTCTGTAAATATTATTGTTATTATCTAATCTTAACCAATTAATACATTGATTAGTTTTTAGAAAGTTTTTAAAATGATTATAAACCCATGACATGACTATTCTTGCATTTCTTAAAATAAGAATATCGTGTAACCAAAGTCTATCTCCACTTTGCCATTGATCTTTATTTATCTTTGCATTTAATTTATAATGCTGTTCGTTTTCTTCATTTAAAAAAGCCCAATTCACAAAACCAAACATACCTTTATCATCTCTAAATATTTTATATTGATTAGTTTGTATTGATGGCTCAATATGATGAGATAATTCAATAACATTGTGTTTATTGTATTTATTAAATTGTTTATAAAAATTAACTACACTTTGCATTATGCTTTACCCCATTTGATATTAGTAACTAATTCAGATGAAAATTCCATTCCAACATCTGTGCTGAAAAATCTTTGTTGTGATGTTTGATTCGTTTTACGACCATTCTTTTTATCAAAGTCAGCCCAATGTGATACAATAGATAATATTACATTACTTGTAGTTTCAGATTCTTGAATAGAAAAGTTTTCAATATTACCTTTATATAAAACAATAGGGTCAGCAATAATACTATTAGAATTATCTAATAAACCTCTATAAATAGTAACTTCATCATTAACTACATTTTCATTTAATACTGTAGATATAAATTCTTGACTAGCACCAGATAAAGTAAGTTTTAAACTAGCTTTTGATATATCTGTTTGTTCTGAAAATTCAGATATACCCATAATAAAATCTGATGAATTATAAGTAACTGATGAGCCTGAAACATCTGATGTTAGCGAAAAGGAACAATCAGTAATATTAACAGGAGTACTGAACCCAATAGTGATAAGATGTACTGGTCTAATATCATTTGTCGCTAATGCGTTCTTTATCGCTGTTGTTAGGCTTCTCGTCATATTCTTCGTAATTAGTTTGAGTTACACTTTCTGTACCTTTTAACATAGTATATTCAAATTTGCTATTAGGTTTCTTATACTCTTTAAGATCGTTAATTGAAGTATCTATTTCATCTTCATTAACAATAGCTTCAGCAATAAAGTCGGCACTTATTCTGTGTACTATCTTATATTTTTTCATTAAAGAGTTTCTTCAACATCTAACTCGAACTGATACAATAAATTTCCATCTTTGTCATTACCAACTGCACCAAATTCTTGAATATCGTTAGTTAAATGTACTGTAAATGGAACATTATCGTAAGT